TCTTCAGCGGGTGCCTTCTTTTGGAATTCCGAAGGGTCGAAATCATCATCAACATCCTTCTCAAGTCCAAGATGGACCTTAAGCTCATGCTTCAACTCTTCTTCAGGCTTAAGAACACGAAGAAGCGAGAGGTCGTGAAGACCATTCAACCATTTTTCTACATCTCCACCCTCTCCTAATGGAGATTCCTCAAGGAATTTAGAATCACTATAGTTTGGATAACTATTTTGACCCGATTGCCTCATCGTCTTCATCAGTTTAAAATCACGACCACCCTTGACATCCGTAACATCACCAAGAGGCTTTTCCTCAAGTTCCTTATCACCGCAAATAGCTCTCACAATCATTCCATAAAGAGTTTTGCCGCAACTGAAAATCTTAGGACCAACATTCTGCTCTACTGCCTGCTTTTCTTCATTAAACTGAGAACGCACTAATACATTGTAGTAATAACGCTCAATTGGCTTAATGTCCCTTGCTTTTGCCTGCATTGCTTCTGCCTCAGATGGGTCTTTCTTTTTGGACTCATTCCAAAGCCAGTGGTAATAACGACAAATCGGACACTCTCCAACCCAACGTCTACCATCCAACTCTTTTGGACAATGCAAACTCTTACCATTTACACGGTGAATTCTTGTTCTTACAACGAAAGGATTCGTCTCTTTCTCAAACATGCCATCGTCAGCGGGGGGAAGAAGGCGAAGTGTTAAATGTCCATTACCATCAGGCATTCTTACGAAATTCTCTAGGAATTCATTCTTGCCGCCTGCTGCCAGTCTCTCTTTCTCGTTTTGTATTTCTGCTAAATTTAGTCCCATTTTTTTGTTTCTCCTTGTTAAAAGTTAAGTTAATGGTTTACATTTGTCTACTATAACTATAATCGTTTAAAATGCAAGTTAATTAAGCTAAAAATAAAATTAAAAAAAAAGGAGCCAGATTTTTCTGGCTCCTTTTAAAAAGTAAATTATTCTTACTTATTTTTCTACCTCTTCTACTTCAGCTTCGGCAATATTTTCAGCATCGGCAGCGTTCTTTTCAGCTATTGCTTTCAACTTCTCTTGTATAGTTATATTTCCTTGGTCTTCAAGTTCTTTGTTTAATTCTTCTCTTTTTGCCTTTTCCGCATCATATTCTTTTTCAAGGGCTTCTAGAACTTCAAGATTATGTTGTAACTTAGCCTTGATTTTTTCATCCTTCTCCGCTTGTTTTTCCGGTGTTAAAGGATGACGGAATGGTTCTCTTTTGGGTTCAGCATCCCTTATTCTTTTTTCGATATCTCGCTCCTTCTTTTTTTCAGCACGGTCTTTCATTCTCTTTTTAAGAAACATAGATTTATTCTTCTTTGTTCTCTCTTTTTTCTTTTTATCTTTTTTTCTTGTTTTATTCATTTTTTACCTTAAAGCTGGGATATTATCGTTTTGGGCACCAGACCAAACCAATCCTGAATCAGATAACCCTCCGTCTGTTTTTCCTGTTAAATCTCCTCTTGGCATTACCATCGAAAACAACTTATCAACACACCACATCAAGCTGCCATTATCATCTCTAGTTTTATATAAAATATTACGACCTTCTGCCTCATTTTTTTCAGCATATATAGGATACGCTTTTTTTCGAGTGAATGACATATTAGGATTAGTACCTCTGGCATAGTTCACCCAACTCTCATCATCAGGCCAATAATATTCACGTCTTATAGGCCGTTCACTGGTTTTATGGGGTGCTGACTCCACTTTCTCATTAGAGTGGCTTACAGCCTGTTGTGGGGCTGTTGTGGGCACTCTTGGGGCACCTTCTAACAACTCTGGATGAGCGGTTATAATGGCTTGAAGCTGTTCTTTTACATTACTCTCTTCGGAGCATTGAACAGGTGGCCCATCATCAAACTTAAATTTTTTATTCTTAATCTTGATTCCGTTTTCCTCTTCCGAAAAACTTATTTTTTTCTTTTTATATTCATAAGTTTCTATTTCTGTAACCAAGATGTTTCTTCGAGCAAGAAGGGACATAACCTTTCCAGCTAGATTATCCAGTGGCAAATCTTCATAAGGAGAACCTACTTTAATGCTTCCTTCTTTAGTCTCATCTGTATCATATTCACCATCTTCATCTTTGGTGTAATATTTATATTTTACTTCGTATCCCATTTTATTACCTCAAAATAACTTAGTATAAAAAACATGTTTATTTTTGAATTATTCCAATTCCATATCTTGTATTAAAAATAATAGGCACACGATTTTTTATATGACAAAAATCATCAAATCCACAATTAGACCCTATGTAATCAACTACTATCAACCCATCTAGCTTAATGTGCTCCCATAAAATATCTAATCTGGCTATTTGGTCTTCACTAGAAACTTCCCCGTTTACAATAGCAATATCCCATGAATCTTTAGATAATCCCTCTTGAGCTTCCTCGATAGTTCCTTCACAGATATCAAATTTTTTATGATAATTATTCTTTATGTTGGAAACCCCCATACGTGAAGAATAAAACTTCTCTGTATTCTCATGAAATACAAACATATTCTCAACTGTATTGTTCCCCTTCAAAAAACAACCACTATAAAGACCCAAATTAAAATTCCACCCAATTAAGCTCTTAGCACCTACTCTTTTCCCTAAATGATAATATAAAGGAAAATATAAAGGGTCTTGATAAGCTCCAGTTAATCTAGGCTTGTCTGAAAGTAATCGAAAATTACCAAGCAAAACGCTGGAGCTTATTGTTTGTTTTTTCAGGTCTTCCTGTAATCCGAGTTGTAACGATTGTATATCCATGAAAAAAGGGAACCCAAAAGAAACAATCTTTTGAACCCCCTTACCTCGGCCCGAGATTTTGTATATCTCTTTGCGATTCCATTGAGTTGTGCCTTACAAAGCATCCAACCCTCGTGTTAACTTCTCGCTGCCCTAACAAAACGATGTGCCATCCACACGAACAGACACATTCGCCTTCTTTGTTAAAACTGAAGACGAAACTAACCAAGGCATATTATATATTCTTAATACTATAATTTTTTTAATCATCTTTTGAAGAAGCTATAATTTCATCTACTTCTTGGTCTAAACTGCCATCCATCTTATTTTTTGCAAAGGTGTCACGATTTAGCTTATCTATTTCTTTTCTAAGCATGTGTCCTCTACTTTGTGCGTTTTCATGGCACTTATCCCACGCACGTAAATGCTGCTGTAATACCTTAACTTTATGTCGAGCAGCAATTTCATGGTCCTTGGCCTTCTTGACTTCATCATCACTTTTTACCCGTGCCTCAACAAATTTATCTGAGCCACCTTCTGATTTGAATTGGGCAAACTTTTCTGAACTCATTTGGTCATGTTTAGCAGAAAAAACCTGCCACTCCGCATCAGCGTCCGCAAGCCGTTGACCAAAATAATTATACCATACACCTTCTTCTTCTGTATATTTGGTGAGAGTGACCTCTGAAAACGTAAGCTTTTTAGGGTCTATAACTACGTCCTGACCAGCCACTTTTATTGTTCGCAATCCATCTAAAATATCATCTAATGTTACCATTTTTATCCTTCCATTCTAAAATTAACTTCCCTCTGATTATTGTCTATAAAATTTCTTACTTTCTGGTCGTCGTTCATTATACTTGTTGTGGTTTCTTCTTTAGTGTTACGATATTCTTTTAATATCTTTGAATATTTCTCATAACTAATCTCTTTAATTGTCAACGTATCATAATTAATTTCCACATGAAAAGAAAATCTGCTCTTTCCAGACCTATGTTTGGCCACATATATTCGAGCAAGACCACAATCTTTCTCTTCTTGCAATTGATTTATAGTCCACATAGCATCAAGCGGTTTTATCTGTGCATAAGAATCACCGAGATTTTCATCATCAATCAATTGACCACTTCTAATAACTTCTTTAGCAGACCTATTTGGCTGCATTGCGGTTAAAACTAAAACATTTTCTTCTACAGCAAATCCACGTAAATCTCTTGTCATTCTATATCTTGATTCATGCGTTGGAATTCCAGCATAATCTTTCATTTCTCCAATATAATCAATTATGACTAAATCAGGATGAAATCCACGTAACCCTAGCTGAGAGTGATATGCACGAAATGAAGCCATATCCATCTGACCACCGGGGAACTGTTTAATTACCAACATTCGTTCTTCTTCGCAAACATCATCTTGGTATTCTTTAACAAAATCAAAAACAAGTTGTTTTTTATCAAGTAAATTATTTATCGTAATTTTATCTTCATCCCCAACATCGGGATTTTGAATCATACTAGATAATTCAGCATCAAATCTTTCTGCAACACCATCTTGGTCAATTTCAAGTGATATATATAATACTTTTTTCTTGTTGGTAATATTAGCAATTGCCGCCACTTTTAAAGCTAAAGATTTACCCGTTCCACTTAATCCAACCCAAGAACCAATTTCTCCTCGCTTCATACCTTCACCAGCAAGAGCTACATCAATAGCTTTAAAACCAGAAGTAAATCGGTCTTGCATTTCCACATCTTTATTCATCCTATCATATCTTTCTTCTATCGTTTGAAAATAATCTAAACCAAAATCAAAATTATGCTCAACAGTCAATGCTTCTCTAAGCACATCATGAATAGTTTCCCATGTATCATCTGATTCTGGGTCTTCTTTGATGGCCTGTAAAGATTCATGAAATGCTTGCTTTAAAGCTTGTGTCTTTGCAAAATTAACAATCTTATCCCTATAATAATCTCTCGATTCCATACCGGGAAGATAGTCTAAGATAATTTCATTATATTCTCCAACATGAAGAACTTTAATCTCATCTGCTTTGCCATCAAGCTTCCCGTTAAGTTCATTAATCATTTGAACTCTACTGGGAAGCGTTTGATAATTTTCAAAATGTTTAAAAAGAATTTCACAAATATGACGATGATTTTCATTTATGAAATAATTAGGTTTTATAATAGCTAAACTTTCTAATAAGAAATTTCGGTCATGTAAAAGAAGACCAAGTAATTCTCTTTGAAAATCCTCATCCCATTTATAGACATTAGTTTTCTCTGCATCATCAGGGTTAACTAGCTTAGACAATTCTGCCGCTTCTTCTTTAGTTAACTCTATGGGTAATTGTTCAATTTCATCCATACGATTTATTTTACCTTATTTCCAAAAATAATCAAACAATTAATTCTAATTTTGATGAACCAAGATAATCAAATTCAGAAAGCGAGACCATTGCTTGTCTAATTCCTTTTTCCCTTGTTATCTTTTTTCCCATAGATTTCTGGGCATTCCACGTAATAGCCTTGCAATATGTGGTAAATTTCCCATCAATCTCCAAAGGCGCTTTTCTGGAAGGTCTCTCCTTAGCTGGGACCACCTTCCTAAGAATTTTATTTAAAATCTTTTCTTGATATGGCCCAAATTTTTGACGGCTTGCACCATGACGTGTTTTATTATCCCAAAGATTTTTCAACTCTAAAACAATTAAATTCAATAACTTATCTTTTACGAATTTTTGACATAAATCAAGAGACTTCTCAATATAAACTTGTCTTTTATAATATGACCCTGCTCTAATTAGTGCTATCGTCAATTCCTGAGCAATGTCCTCCTGTTCATCTGTATGATTATTCTTACTATTCTTTTTATAGAGTTGCCAAGCAATATAATGTGAAAGTTGGCCAAAACGAGAATCTAATTCTTTATATTCTTCTTCCCCTATTGGGAAGGACTTGCATATTTCATTCATAAATTTCCTTAAATTGTTTTAATTCTTTAATTTTAAACCTCTTATGGTTACCTTGCGTTTTGTAATATTTTATTTTACCATTTCTGCAAAGTTTTGCAATCTTTAAAGAATTAATATTTAATATTTTCACCGCATCTTTAACAGATACCAGTCCAATTAAATCATAAAAAGATGCATTAGATGCATTAAAACCTCTGTGCCCATGTTTTGATGCACACCACACGTTTTCCCAAGTTGTTTTATAATACCCCTCTTCTATTGCATACGTTATGTCACCAGATTTTTTAGTAGGATAAAACCCATTATCAAAATAAAACCTTTCAGCCCATTCTTTAACCTTATCAACAGTATATTGCTTTGAGCTTCGTATGGTGATAATATTAAAATTTTTCGAAATAAACTGAGATAAAGTAGAATCCCCCGGTAAACCACGCCACCCCATAGACAATGCTACATCGACGCCATGCCAAGTTATAGGTTCATGTTTTGGAGCATCACTAAAAATTTGAAGAACTAAATCACTAAAATCATTCATCTATCCTCATTTCTTTTAATTCGTCTAAATTATCTCCAATTTTACATGAAACTTTTAATCTGAGACCTTTAAAAAAGCTGT